TCCCTGCACCACTTCCATGTATTTGTCCCATTATATCACCTCTGTCACAGGCACAACCATGCATCTGCAATTAGTATGTAAAGGCAATGGTGGTCTATCAACACCAATAGTAAATATCTGATTATCCAACGCTTCACACTCAGGGCATGTCCTTGCACCATAACTTGCCACCCATCTTTCTTTTGTATATCCTGCTTTCAAAAACTGTTTCTCTGCGCCCATATTCGCCAACCTTGTAATCTCGCTTCTCGCTATTGCCATGCTCCTTATTCCTGCTGGGCTACTCACAATAGGAACACCATTAGCGTCTTTCAAAACCTTACCACCTTCCATCTTAAATAAATCAGTAGGTTTAACTCTCCTCTCAATGTTCCGTGCTATCTCAGTCATACTCAACCCTTTTGCAAAGCCCTCACGCAACACCTCCTTCAATGCCCTTACTTGTCCAGAAGACAATCTGCCTGCTGCTATTTCTGTTCCGGACGTTCCCGCCAATACTTCAAAATCAAACTCTCTTATAGAGTTTTCAATATTTTCAACATATTCTTTATAATTAAACCCCAACCACTCATCTATATCACTATACTTATCGCTTTCCTCAACATGATTACAACTATCATCACAAACATGTTCCTTAAACTTCGCCAACTGTGCCAATCTCTTTTCTGCCCCAGCCTTGCTCGGAAAACAACCAAGGTTCTTCCCTGTCGTATGACTGAACACACACCATTCGCTTCCCTTCTTTCTTATAATCTCATCAACATACAACTCTTCTTTTTTTGGCACAAATGGTGGCTTCTCTGCATTCTGTCCAGGAACCAATGGCTGTGTCCTCTCTAACTCTCTCTTCTTCTCCTCTTCCTCACTCATTTCCTCAAACTCCTTCTCGTCATACTCCATCAATTGCACAATATCTTTCTCCATCAATAACTTCAAACTCTGAGATATCATTGGCGACTTTATAAGTTCTGTAATCTTCTGCAACCTCTCATACCTTTCAGTGTTACTTGGTCTTCCCCAAACAAATTCAACATGAGCATCAATACCATTTGCAATTAATATTCTTTTAAATATACTATTCTCAATAACTTTCTCAGCTTCAGCCTGTATAGAACTAATCCTTCTCTCAAACGCATCCATCTGTACCTTTGCCAATCCTTCGGGCACTCTAGCCATCCCCATAATCACAGCAGGTATTTGAAAATCATAAAACAACATTTGGACATCATGTTCCAATGGTCCTGTAAACTTGTCACCAATATTTCCAAAGTCCAGCGCCTTAATCTCTGTCAATCCATCGTGCACCCACTCGTGCTTATTATTCAGCCACTCCAAATCTTTACCCATTTTGGTTATTGCTTCCTTACTCGGCTTAACATATTTATCACCAACAACCTTACCCATAGTTATATCATAGGGACTATTAGCTTTCCTACTCATCAGCATATGTTCATCTTTTGACAACTGCAAAACATTATTCACATCAAACATCGCCGAGTAAACAATTCCTAAACCATAAGCATCGTCACCAATTCTATCAATAGGCAAGTGCGCAATCTGATACGATTCAAATGGAATTACTTTTTTTGCATCAAACTTCTTAAACCCACCAACATACTGATTCCATCCCTCGACAACTCCTTTCTCATTTCGTTTCATAAACATATACGTTGAGTCCAACACTTTCAAACCTTTTGGCACTTCATCTTTCTTACCGCCAATCTCCATAACGCCATTCTTCACCAACCCCTCTTTAATCCACGCCCTCAACAATGTATCAAAATTAACATCTCTCATGAACTCAGTAATTATTTTTGTAGCTCGTTCATCATCACTCTCAACATAGAATCCGGGACCAACAACAAAATCAACATACTTATTTACAACAGCATTAACAAATCCCATCTTCTTATACAGCCCCTCGGTAATCTTAAAATCAAACGGATGTTCCTCACCCAACTCTATCGGAAATTTGATTTTTTTTAATTCGACCTCACCCTTGAAATTCGGATTTATAACCCCATCCTTATTCACAACAGCTTGATTACTCAGAATGAAACTATCAACTTCTTCTACTGCTTTCTCCTTCCCATACCACCACTCTTTTATTCCCACGAGTTATTAAATATCCCACATTATAAAAAACATTAGTTATAAATAATATTAATTGAATATATAGAAAATATTATTTAGATATTTCGCCTATCTTCACATTATCCAAAACTCGTGTTCTTCTCCCCCAACACCAGCAAACCACCAACACGCAAGTGCGAGTGAATCACAATAATCGTCATGCCCTCGCTCACTGTGGTGCAACTTCAACTGACCACTACTAACTTTCTCATACCTCAAATCTGCCAACTGATACAACAACTTCTTATTCTCCGGCAACTTCAATCTACCTTGCTCCATTAACTTCTTCAAATTACTATACAAATCCATCTTACTTTTCATAGAAAATGTAATGCCTTCAACTCTTCCTGCCCCCAAATCCTCCACCAACATATCTGTAGGACCAGCGCCAAGTCCTGTTTCATCCAAATAGATTTTATTGAAATGATACTTGTTATCCAACGATTTAATCTCGCCAACACTCTCAGTCAACTTGGCTTTTTTCAATGACACAATCTCAATCACCTTCAATACATCTCCTCTCTCCTTCTCCACAACAATCATAACACACTCATCTTCACCCATCCTCGCAAAATCCACACCAAGCCAATACTCATGCTTCTCATGAGCATACCCCATTCCATAATCCTCAACACACTTACTAATTAACTCTTGACTAAAATAAACATCTCTATCCTCAACAAAATTGCCAAGTATTTCACACTGCACATAAACACTATCTCTGCCCCACTCCTCGATATCCTTTTCAATCTCTTTCTTACCCTCATCAGCCAAATACGGATTATCCAAATAATTATAATGAAAACATCCATAATCCTCATCACCTTTCATACCTCTCTTCCATCTCTCCCAAACACTTCCCTTCCCCCAAGGCGTTGTCGTCTCCCAAATCGGAGCACCAGTATCAAAAGTCAACGGCTTAATCGCATCCATGGCCCCCTCTTTAATGAACGCACTCTCATCTATAAACACTCTCTCATACGCTTCTCCCCTTAAACTATTCGGATTATCTGCACTGCCAAAATCAACAATGCCATTTGCAAACTCAATTCTTGGATACGGATGTTTGACCTCCTTTTTGATGTCGTGATGTATCTTACTTTTCACCATCAACTCAATAATCTTATCATATACAATTAAACTCTGTTTGAATTGTGGTGTAATAACAATTTGTTTTTTGTAAATGCCCAATGTAGCCCCCCTAATTAACTCCCCAGCAATCATTTGTGTTTTTCCACTTCTTCTCCCACAAACAATAACTTTGTTTTTATGAGGGCTTCTAACAACTTCAATTTGTTTGTCATGAAGCATTTGATTAAGATATGAATACTGAAAACCCACTGGGTCTCTAAAATCCTGTTCTGTTACCATTCTCCATAGCTCCCATATCCAAGATTATAGCCCCCATACTCCATTATCTTATCAGCATGTATTTCTTTATGACAATTCCCACAGACTGCCTCTGCATCCTCGCCCAACATTTCATCACCTAAATTATTATATTTTAAATGATGAATTTGTGTAGCTTTCCCACCACACAAAAAACAAACCCAATCAGCTTCTTCCAACAATTCTTTTCTTTTTTCCTTCCATGTTTCACTCTTTAAATATTCATAATAATTTTCATGCATCTTCCCCAACAATAATTTCTCCTTTTTTCATCTTCCATTCTTTTAGTCTCTCTATAACTCTCTCAGCTGTTGATTCAATATTCACATTTACATTTGTCTGAACAGGAGGATATAAATATTTCATATAATCCATAATCCTATTTATCAGAATGTTCGTATCCCGTATAGTTTCAAACTTTAACTTTTTCTTATCAACCTCTATCTTTGCAGTATCTTTAAGTATTTTTTTAAGAATATCTAACAAATCATTCAATTCATTAATACACTTTGCTTTCGTCCATTTTGGCACTCCCTTTGCTCTGGCTCTGTATTCATCATCTACTTCTCTTGGTCGTTGACCAAAGCCATGCTTCCAAATATCAGGATTAACCACATAATAAAATAGAAATTAAATAGATATTATTTCTATTCCTCCTTCTTATTTTTCGCAAATCGCTCATCATACTCAGCTTTTGGGATAAACACACTCACACCATGTCCTCTCTTCTTACATCTGAACTTCAACGTGTGACCAATACAAACCTGCATCCTCATACCATCAACAATCCTATCCTGCGCATCCTCATCTTCTCCCAAATAGTCAAACAATTTCTTATTGGCATAACTTTCCAAGTCCATAGTTTCAATAACCGCATATAAATCCTT